TTCGATGAAGGTTTACAGATAATAGAACAGATTGTTCCTTTCTTCAGTCCATACTTAAACATCCCATCAAAACTTGTCTATGATGATATGGGAATTGTTGATGACGTTCCAGTATTACTCAATGGTGTTTCTTTAGAAGAGAGTTATGAGGGTCAATTTGAAGATAGAAGGGTTATCATGTGGAACCTAGATTTCACCCTTAAAACGAATATATTCAAACCAATTAAAGATTCCGATTTAATACGTCAAGTTGAGACTAACATCGTTTCAACACCAATAAATGAATCTGGTGAAATAACTTCAGAGGAAGTTCAACAAGCTGAAGAATCTGGAGTGAAAACAAAAACAACTACAAAGCCTGGCCTTACAAGTCAAGGTGAACCAACTACAAAACAATCCGAAACTATTGATAAAGAACTAATAAATTCTGATGATAATTACGGATTCATTGAAGATTTCTTAGAAGGTATCTAATGTCAAATGATTTTAAGGACATAGAAGAAGTTTTGGATATTCTACCAGAAGACTCTGAAATAAAAGACTTGACAGAAGTTCAAGAGAGTGATATAGTAGAAGTTCAAGATGAGTTTTCCTCTGAATTAAAAGACAGTAGAAGAGATGATTACAACTATGCGAGAAAAAAATTGAGAAATGCTATGGAGATTGGAAATGAAGCTCTTGAAGACTTGATAGAGATTGCTAAGAATTCTCAACAACCAAGAGCATACGAGGTGATAGCAACTCTTGTTAAGAATGTTTCTGACGCTTCTGATAAACTGATGGATGTGAATAAGAAACTTCATGAGATTGAAATCATCGCAGAACCTGAAAAGAATCTAAAAAATATGGACAAACTTGAACTGAATCAACAGAACAATACTTACTATGTTGGTTCAACGGCAGACTTACAAGAACTTATCAATAACACTATGTCAAATAAAACTTTGATAGAAGTTGATAAGAACGATGAGGAGGAATAATGCCGACTTATGAGTATGAATGCACTAAATGTGGTCATAGATTTGAAAGAATCCAAAGTATAAATGATAAACCACTGGAAACTTGTTTTCATTGTAGTGAGAAAACACTAAAAAAACTATTCCACACTTCTGGAATCATATTCAAAGGTTCTGGATTCTACACAACAGACTATAAGAAAAAAGGGAAGTGATGGAAACTCCCGAACAAGATATAGAACATTTTCAAGGAAATCCTCTTGTAAAAAAAGTTGGAGCTCAAATCCAATTCACAAAGGAACAAGTTGAAGAATTTGTAAAATGCGGTCAAGACCCTTTCTATTTCATTGAAAAATACATGAAGATTGTCACTATTGACTCTGGCGTTCAAGTCATCAAACTTTATGACTTTCAAAGGGAAATGATAGAATTATTTTTGAAAGAGAAGTTTGTTTTGGCAAAATGTGCAAGACAATCTGGAAAGACTATTGGTGTTGAATCTTTCATTCTTTGGTCAATTCTATTCAAAGACAATTATAGAATAGGTATGTTTGCAAATAAGTTTGATACTTCAAAAAAGATTCTAAAAGAAGTGAAATATGCTTATGAACAACTTCCTATGTGGTTACAACAAGGTGTTATCACTTGGAACAAACATAGTATAGAACTTGAAAACGGTTCTTCAATCACTTCTTCATCAACTTCTGGTGATGCTGGACGGTCAAGAACATATAATTTAGTATTCTTGGATGAGTTTGCTTTTGTTCCTGATTATGTTGCTTCTGACTTTTTCACTGCTGTATATCCAACAATATCTTCTGGTAAGAACACAAAAGTTATTATCATTTCAACTCCAAATGGATTGAACTTCTTTTATAGAATGTGGGTTGAGGCGCAAGAAGGTAGATCAAAATATAAATTATTTGAAGCAAATTGGAGAGCTGTTCCTAGTAGAGATGAAGCTTGGGCAACAGAAACCCTTGCAAATGTTGGAGAAAAAGCATTCCAACAAGAATATGAATGTGACTTTTTAGGTTCATCAAACACTTTGATATCAACTACAAAAATAAAAGAAATGGTTTGGAAAAGACCTGTTAAAAGATATCAGGGAGGTTTAGCAGTTTATGAAGAACCTCAACCGAGAAATCAATATATAGTCACTGTAGATGTTTCCAGAGGAATTGGGAAGGATTATTCAGCATTCACTGTAATAAATGTGTCAGAGTTTCCATATAAGGTTGTAGCAAAGTATCAGAATAATGAAATATCCCCTATGGTATTTCCAAATACGATATATGAAACTGCAACCCACTTCAATCAGGCAATGGTTTTAGTTGAGGTGAACGATATTGGAGAACAGGTTGGAGCAATTCTTTACAATGATTTAGAATATGAAGATCTGATTATGACTGAACATGGTGGAAGAAATGGTCAAAGAATATCCTCAGGGTTTGGTGGAAATGTTTATTATGGTGTAAGAATGACTGGTAATGTCAAGAAAATTGGTATGGCAAATTTGAAAACTATGATAGAATCAGATAAACTATTGATTCACGATGTTGATATTATTACTGAACTGTCAACTTTTGTACAAAAAAGAAATAGTTATGAGGCAGAAGAAGGTTATCACGATGACTTGGTTATGTGTTTAATCATCTTTGGTTGGGTGTCAAATCAAGAATATTTCAAAGAATTGACAAACTCTGACATTAGAAAAAAGTTAGAAAAAGAAAGAGAACAAGAGATAATGGAATCCACTTTACCGCCTGGCTTTGTTATGAATGGTGAAGAAAAAGAAAGAGAACAAGAGATAATGGAATCCAC